GAGGATAGACCTTAAAAATATAACAGGTTCAAATATTTTACTTGGAGGTGAATTAAAAGTCCAAACGGGAAATATAGTGACAACAGGAGCTCCAGGTCATATAACAGCCTCAGGTAATATAAGTGCAAGTGGTATTATCACCGATGAAATAACTGCTGGTAGCACTCCAGTAGGATTAACTATAACAGGAAATGTAACAGCTTCCAGTAATATAAGTGCAAGTGGTGATACTCACACTTTTGGGGGAAATCTTACTCTTATAAATGAAAATGACCCTCAACTTACAATACAAGATAGTTCAAATACAAACAAATTTACAATTAAAAACTCAACAGCAGTAACTACTATTAGCTTTGATGACCATTTATCACAAGATTTAGTATTTGATTCTAATGCAGACGATTACCATATAAGATTAGATGGGGGAACAGGAGGTACTACTTTTGGAGCTGCAGCTTCACATGATAAAAATTCAAAAGTATATATTGAGGGAGATTTAGAAACATCAACACATGTAACAGCCTCAGGCTGGATAACTGCTATGAGTGCAAGTTTTGATGGTGATGTAACAGCATCAGGTAATATAAGTTCAAGTGGTACGGTATATGCAAATAGATTTGGTAATAATCTTGAAATAATTGATAATAGCAATGTAACAACTCTTGCAATTGATTCTGCAGCTGGAGAAGGTAATAGTGGATTTAATTTAGCAATTGATGGCACAACAAAAATCGCAATAAGAAAGGATACATTTTCTACTCAATTTTCAGGCAATACAGAATTTGATAGCGCAATAACAGCCTCAGGAGAAATAAGTGCAAGTAGTGCTATAATCGGAGATGTAAGTTGTAGTGGTAACTTTGATGGGGGTGGACTTACTCTTTCTGCTCGGATTATTGGGATGGTTGATGATATTAGATTTAAAGATGAAGGTGCAGGCGTTACAAGAATAAAAACAAGAAATCATGGGATATCAGTAGAAAACCATCTTGGTTCAGTTTCGATGAGTCTGACTACAGGCCCACTATCATCATCACACGGTATCAAAGCTGCAGGTAATATAAGTTCAAGTCTTAGGTTAATAGGTGCTGAAGTATATACGAATAATCTTCTAGCACTTAGTACTTCTGGACTTCAAGGTAGAGTATTTGGTGCTGGTACTATAACTAGTATTCAAATAGGAAGAGATGGAACATCTAATAAAAATATAGAATTACTTGGCCCAGTTACAACATCAGGAGATATTAGCGGAAGTTCAACTGGAACTCTATCGATAGGAAATATTCAAGGGGCAGAAGGAGCTGGGGACCCATCCGGTAGTTTAACTCTATCCGGTAGTTTAACCCTTAGAGATAATGAAGCTATTCCAGCAGTTAGTGCAAGTACAGTATATAATCGCAATGGACATTTATATTATGCTGGTGGTGTATTGGGTGGATATCACTTAAGTGCAAGTGCAGATAATGTAGGTACTATAAAAATACTTTCAACAGGTTGGGAAAATAATGATGATTCAGGAACATATAATAGGGTTCTTTTTGAAGACGACTCTAATACTTATGGTTCAAAAATTTCAAATGTTCAACATGAACTTTATAAAGCTATAGATATTCCAGCTGGGTGGACAGCAACTAAATATATGGTTTATTGCTCACAAAATAGAACTACAGATTTTATTGTAGTAGATATGACAGATGGAAGCGGAACTACAGATGGTGCTTCAGCAACAGCAAATACTGAATGTACACTGAATGACCCTTATCTTTCAACATCATCAACTTATGTCCTAATCAAAGTTGAAACAACTGCAACAACAGACTTAGTTTTTGGAGGGTATATTACAGTAGAGCGGAGATAATATGCCAAGACAAACATTAGAATTTGCATCAGCGGTTTCAAACGACACATCTACAGACGCATCAAAGCTTGGCGCAATAGATGATGATGTCATGTTATTTCAAACTGTAGGTCACGAAGCTGTTATAGAAATTGACGATTTAGCGGGAAGTGTTGGTACAATTAATTGGGTACGTCACAAAGTAGTTTTTAGAGGAGTATCTGTTGCTGGAAAAGCAACTGTTACTGTTAAAGTTTTTATAACGGATGGTTCGGGTACAGAATACTATAATGAAACTCATGATGCTGCAGCTGCCATGAGAACAGAAAATGGTACAGAAAGAACAACCACAGATGGTTCAACTACATGGTCTGAAGGTTCTGTAAATGGTATACGTTTAAAAGTAGAGTATGAAGCAGAATCTACTACTAATGATATGATGGTCGATTATGTAGCATTAATAGTCGATTATGATGAAGCACCACCAGAAACTTATGACGCAACAGTAAAAAATGCACATTTTACTTCGGGGAATGTTTATTTGAAATCAGGAAACGTTTACATATAGTAAACTTAAACTAATTGATATTTATATAAGATGATAAAACTATTTGATATATTAACGGAAGGCGTATATGACCCAGGAATCTTCAAAGCAGTTTTTACTGCAGGTGGACCAGGAAGCGGTAAGTCTTACACTGCTTCAACACTATTTGGTATGCCAGAAAAAATGCCCTACGTCACAGCAGCTGGACTTAAAGGAGTCAATTCAGATTCTACTTTTGAAGCATATTTAGATAGAGCTAAAATGGATAAAAATTTAGAAAAGTTATCCAAAAGAGATTATGACTTAGCACAGGGAATGAGAGATAAAGCTAAGAGGGTAACTATTGCTAGAATGAATTCTTTTATAAATAGTAAGCTTGGACTATTAATAGATGGTACTGGAAAAAACTATGGAAAGATAGCCAAAATGAAAAAACGATTAGAATCAGAAGGTTATGATTGTTTTATGGTATTTGTTAATACTGATTTAGAAGTAGCCCTAGAAAGAAATGCAAAGAGAGACCGAGTAGTACCTGAGGATATTGTTAAATCAGCTTGGAAAGAAGTGAATAATAATTTAGGTAAATTTCAAGGTCTATTTGGTGCAAGCAATATGTTAGTAATAGATAATTCTACATACAAAGAATTTGCACCAAGAGTAAAAAAAGCAGCATCCAGTTTTACAAAAAAACCAATCCAAAATCATATTGCAAAGAAATGGATAAAACAAGAATTACAATTCAGAAGCCTTAAAGCCAAAGATGGGAAACGAAAATGAGTTTAGGAACCTGGTTAGCAGAACAGATATTAAAACCAAGCCCTAAAAAACGCATTAGTAAAATTGATGATTTTTTAGTTTCTAGAAATGTATCTAAAGTTATAAAGGAAGCTTCTAAAAATTCAACATCTTCTTTAGGCGATGTAGATGATGGACCAACAGGGTTTCACTTATCTTACAAAAAGTACAAAGAAACTACTGGTGGTAAAGATTCTGTAACTACTAGATTAGGTATGAAAGTTTTAGATTATCTTGTTAATGGAGATGGAGACTTTTCTTATACCAATACTAATATGCCTTCTTACTATCCAGCAGGCGTACCAGGAAAAAATACTGCTACAAATAAAGATTATAAAGAAACTGTAGCTTATAGAAAGTGGGTAAAGAGAATAAAACCTATAGCAACTTCTGTAGGTATGGAATTCTTAGATTTCTTAGATAAAAAAGAAATACCATCTAAATCACCAGAAGGAATAAAAATAAAAGAACCTTTAAAAGAAGGTGTAGAAGATAAGTACATATTCAAAGCCATATTCCTTTCAGGAGGACCCGGTTCAGGTAAATCTTCTGTAGTTAATGCTATATTCGGAATACCTAAAACTAGTAAAATAAAAGCTAGTTTAACCGGCACAGGTTTAAAAATAGTAAATTCAGATTCTGCTTATGAAATGTTAAAAAGAAAACATAAAATTCCGGCAGCTCAAGCAGATTTAGACGATGCACAAAGAAGTATGGATGGTAAGTTAATGGCAAAAGCTGTAAAGATGGCAAGGAAACAGTATGACCTTTATTTAAAAGGTAAACTTGGTATTATTATAGATGGAACCGGAGCTTCTCCTAATTCACTAACAAAAAAGAAAAAGCAATTAGAATCTTTAGGTTACGATTGCTATATGATTTTTGTTAATACTTCCTTAGAAACTGCATTAGATAGAAATAGAAAAAGAAAAGACAGAAGTCTTTTAGATAAAATAGTAGAAAGAGCTTGGCAAAAAGTACAAGATGCACAATCTGTATACAAAAGTTCTTTCGGAAGTAATTATCAAGAAGTTAGTACTGAGAATACTAAAGAGGGACAATTACCACCAGGAGTTAAAAGTGCTGCTCACGCATTTATAAATAAACCAATAAAAAATAGAGAAGCTCTAAAGTGGATAGCAAAAGCTAAAAATATAAAGGTTATGTAATATGAAAAAATCAATATCGAAATCGAAAGTCCAGCGAATGAGAAATATAGTCACTGGCAACTACAATGACAAATCTAGAATACAAACAGGTTATTTAAAAACCAAAAAGAAACATAAAGAAGGTGATGTTTGGGAAGAGAAGGGAAAAACTTGGACCATAAAAAATGGTATAAGACAAAACATTACTAAGTTAGATTCTATAAGAGAAGCTACTAAAATGCCTTATGCTTGTCCTAAGTGTGATGAAGCTATGAATCACAGACTACACGATGAAGTTTGGCCACATTTTAAAATGTGCTATAAGTGTGTAAATGAAGTGCATAAAAAAATCAGAAGAGAACAAGGTTGGTCAGAACAAGGTTGGAAGGATTACGTTAGAGAAATAAAAAAAGCTAATTTTAATGATTGGCTAAAAGATGTAAAAGCTGAATATGAAGATTGGTTAGACAAAAGAAATTCTGATAATTATATTACAGAAGCTGGAGATATAGAATCTTGGGGTTCTGGTAAATCAAAAGAAGAATTAAAAAAAGAATTCAACAAAAATGTTGAAAAGCTAAATAAAAAGGTTTTTGGAGATAAAAAATGAGTATAATAGGAAAACTCTTAAGTGGTGGTGCAGACAAACTGGTTGAATCAGTTGGTGGTGTTTTAGATAACCTAACTACTACAAAAGACGAAAAATTAGAAGCAAAAAGAAAGTTAAAAGAATTGATTCTAAGTCATGAAGCACAAATGCAAAAAAATGTAACAGACAGATGGAATGCAGATATGAAATCTGATTCTTGGTTAAGTAAGAATGTAAGACCAATGGTTCTTATATTTTTAATTGTTTGTACTATGCTAATGATATTTATTGATGCAGGAACAATTGCATTTGAAGTAGAAGAAAAATGGACTGACCTATTACAGTTAGTCCTTATTACAGTTATTGGGGCTTATTTTGGCGGACGTTCGATAGAAAAGGTCAAAAAGTAGTCAATTTTCTAATCTAATATATATTTATATATAGATGAATCAAAACAATATAAGACAAATAATAGCTAGTGAATACAAGAAGTGTGCTGCAGACCCAGTACATTTTATGAAGAAGTATTGTAATATACAACATCCTACTAAAGGAAAAATTCTTTTCAATTTATATCCATTCCAAGAAAAAACACTAAAAGAATTTAAAGGCCATGATTATAATATAATTCTTAAATCTAGACAGTTAGGGATTTCAACTTTAACTGCTGGATATTCTTTGTGGTGTATGCTATTTAATGACGATTTTAATTCTCTTGTTATTGCTACTAAACAAGACGTAGCTAAAAATTTAGTAACGAAAGTAAGAATAATGCATCAGTATCTTCCTAGTTGGCTTAAAGGTGAAACTATAGAAGACAATAAACTTTCTTTGAGGTTTGGAAACGGTTCACAAATAAAAGCAATTTCTTCAGGTGGTGATGCTGGTAGGTCGGAAGCACTATCCCTTTTGGTTATAGATGAAGCAGCTTTTGTAGATAGAATAGATGAAATATGGGCTTCCTCTCAACAAACACTAGCAACTGGTGGTAAAGCAATTATACTTTCTACACCAAATGGCGTAGGAAACTTTTTTCATAAAACATGGGCAAAAGCAGAATCTGGAGAAAATACTTTTAATACTATAAGATTGCACTGGTCTTTACATCCAGAAAGAGAACAAGATTGGAGAGACCAACAAGATGAATTACTTGGTGCAAAAATGGCAGCTCAAGAATGTGATTGTGATTTTATAGCTTCAGGACGTTCAGTAATAGAGCCAAAATTATTAGAGTGGTATAAAGAAAACCAAATAGAAGAACCGAAAGAACAGAGAGGTTTTGATGCTGGTCTTTGGGTTTGGGAGTACCCAGATTTTTCAAGAGATTATATGGTAGTTGCCGATGTCGCAAGAGGAGATGGCGAAGACTATTCTACTTTTCATATATTCGATGTAGTAAGTTGCAAACAAGTTGCTGAGTACAAAGGCCAACCAGGTACAAAAGAATTTGGTAATATGTTAGTTAACATATCTACAGAATACAATGAAGCTCTTTTAGTAGTAGATAATGCTAATATAGGATGGGCAGCAATACAACCAGCTATAGATAGACAGTATAGGAATTTGTATTACACATTTAAACATGAAGGTGTGACGGATTCTGCTACACATTTAAGTAAAGGTTATGATTTAAAAGACAAATCACAAATGACCCCAGGATTTACAATATCTTCTCGTACAAGACCACTTTTAATTTCAAAACTTGATATTTATTTTAGAGAGAAAGCCTGTACAGTTAGGTCAAATAGGCTTATTGAAGAATTATATGTTTTTGTTTGGAATGGTCAAAGACCAGAAGCCCAGCGAGGATATAATGACGATTTAGTAATGGCTTTTGGTATGGGTTTATTTGTTAGAGACCATGCACTTAAATTAAGGAATGAAGGTCTAGCAATGAATAAAAGAGCTATCGGATTAATGGGTATGTCCGGAGAAAATTTTAGTAAAGGTTATAATAATCTAGGGAACCAACCCAATCCTTGGAAACAACAAATAGGTAATCAAGATGAAGATTTAACTTGGTTGCTATAAAGGAAAAACAAAATGGCAGATAAATCATTTTTTGGAAGACTACAGAATCTATTCTCAGCATCAACTATAATTAGAAAAGCTGGAGATAAGAAATTAAAAGTTGTAGATATTAATAAAGTTCAATCAACTTCAAGACTTGCTACTAATAGATTAGTAGATAGGTTTAATAGATTATATTCTAGTGAAAAATCTTTTGGGTACAATCAGATATCAAACTATCACACAGCTAGAATACAATTATTTACAGATTATGAAATGATGGATGAAGATTCAATAATATCTTCAGCCTTAGACATATATGCAGAAGAAGCTACTCTTAAAAATGAGTATGGAGATTGTTTAGAAATAAAATCTTCAAGCGACGAAGTAGAAAAAGTACTACACAATTTATTCTATGATATTTTAAATATAGAATTTAATTTATGGCCATGGGTTAGAAATATGTGTAAGTATGGAGATTTCTACTTAAAAATGGATATAACAGAAAAGTTTGGAGTAACTAACGTATTACCTATTTCTACTTACGAAATGATTAGAGAAGAAGGTTTAGACCCAGCAAGACCAGATTATGTTAGGTTTACCCATGACCCATCTTTAGGTGGAAGTATGACTGGGATAGCAGGACAAACAGCTAAAACAGAATACCAAGCTTATGAAGTTGCACACTTTAGAATGCTAAGCGATTCTAACTTTTTACCTTATGGAAAGTCTATGGTAGAACCTGCAAGAAAGAATTGGAAACAATTAACTCTTATGGAAGATGCAATGATGATACATAGGATTATGCGTGCTCCAGAAAAAAGAATTTTTAAAATAGATATTGGAAATATACCACCAAATGAAGTTGATAACTATATGCAAAGAGTTATGAACCAAATGAAAAAAACACCTTATGTTGATGGTAATACTGGACAGTACAATCTTAAGTTTAATTTACAGAATATGATGGAAGATTTTTACCTTCCGGTTAGAGGAGGAAGTTCTGGAACAGAAATAGAATCTTTATCTGGAATGGAGTTCGGTGGGATTGATGATATTGAGTACTTAAGAAATAGAATGTTTTCTGCACTAAGAATACCAAAAGCTTTCTTAGGCTATGACGAATCAATATCAGGAAAAGCTACTTTAGCAGCTGAAGATGTAAGATTCGCTAGAACAATAGAAAGAATACAAAAAATAGTTATAAGCGAATTAACTAAAATAGCCCTTGTACATTTATATTCTCAAGGCTTTGAAGGTGAGGATTTAGTTAATTTTGAATTAGGTTTAACTAACCCTTCTACAATACATGAACAAGAGAAGTTAGAACTTTGGAGTACTAAAGTAGATTTAGTTTCTAATATGAAAGACCTAAATATGATGTCTTCAGAATGGATTTATAATAATGTATTTAAACTTTCTGACCAAGATATGGAAAAAGAAAAAGCAGGAGTTATAGAAGACTTAAAGCAAGAGTTTAGAAAGGAACAAATAAAGATGGAAGGTAATGACCCAATGAAATCTGGAGAAGCAAAAGGAACTCCACACGTACTTGCTACTATAGCTCAGCCAGAAGAAGGTAAAGAAGGTGGTGAAGGCGGTGGTGAAGAAGTTGATGATACCGATTTTGCAGAAGAAGGAGCTAAAGCAGAAAACCCAGGACCAGATGCATCGGCCCCAAAAGCTGGAAAAAGCCAAAAATCTGCTAGAGGTAGAGACCCTTTAGGTAAAGAAGGTAGAAATTATAAATTTAGCGAAAACAAATATCTAGTTAAAAACTTATTTAAATCTAAAAAAACAACAAAAGCTGCAATGTTAAGCGAAAATAATATCATAGATGAGGACACTTTGTAAGGTACCTTGATATTTATTATTGATACGCAGTATAATATAGGGAAAGTCTAATATGGCTAATGTAAAATATTCGAAACTTAAGAACACAGGCGTTATTTTTGAACTTCTTGTTCGACAAATAACTAATGACACTTTAGAAGGCCTAAAGAAGTCTGCTGCTGTATCTATAATAAAAGAATTTTTTAAAAAGAATACTACTTTAAGTAAAGAATTAAAATTATATCAGTTTTTACAAAAAGAAAAATTTAAAAAACAAGATAAAGCAGAAAAGTTAGTAGAAGCTGTATTAATAGAACACAACAAATTAAATACAACATACTTAAGAAGACAAAAGTATAATTTAATTAAAGAAATAAAAAAGAATTATAATCTTGAAACTTTTTTAAAAACTAACATTTCTAATTATAAGTTAAATGCTTCTATATACAGACTTTTCGAATCTAATAACCATAAAAAAATTCACAATCCAAAACTATTAGTAAATTCTAGATATACTATACTAGAACATATAGTCGGAAAAGGTCTAACTTCTAAAACTACACACTCAAGGGTTTTAGAAACATACAGAACTCAGGATAAAGACTTAAGAATATTATCTTATAAAATTTTATTAGAAAAGTTTAATAAAAAATATGGTAATTTAGATGTTAAACAAAAAACTTTACTAAAGCAATACATAAACAACATATCTAATTCAGATAAAATGAAAGAATATGTAAATAAAGAAATTAACGAAATTAAGAAGGACATTAAAAACTCTTCTAAAAAAGTTAATAGTAAAGTTGTTAGGATTAAACTTAATGAGGTAGCTACTCAACTCAATAAAGTCAAAAGTGAAAAGAAAGTAAACGATAAACACATTTTAGCTTTAATGAGGTCTTACAATTTAAAAAAGGAATTACGTAATGTCACTAAATAAAAAACTAGACGAATTGCTTAAGGAAATAGAAGAAGATGAAATAGACGAAGCTTCTACAATTGGTGGAGAAGGTAGTGAAGAGTATAACTCTAAGTATGCTTTTGGAAAAGCAAAAAAGAAGAGTATAGAAGTTGGTGGCTATAAAAAAGTTAAAGAATCTACTTTTATGAAAATGTCTAAACTTATGAATGAAGTAAGTTATAAAGATTACAAAAAAGACGAAAGTCTTAATTCTAGGCAGAAAGTAAATAAATCTATTAAAGAAGTAGCTTCTAAATTGTATAAAATAGAAAGAATAATAAATCAAAATATAAAACTTAAAACTGAAGATGGAGTTGATAGCCGACAGTATTGGAAATCAACTAGAGGAAGCCTTTATAAAATATCTGAAAGAATGATGCGAATTAGTGAAAAACTTAGGAAATTTTAAAAATGAAAAAGGTACTAAAAGAAAAGTTAGACAAAAAAGAAATGGAAGCTATCCAGAAGGAGATAAGAAGGATGGTAGCTAAAGTATTTTTTGATTTATATTTAAAAAGAAGTTCGTGGGGAGCCAATTAATGAGGACCTCC